ATATTGAGCCAAGAGTTCCAACTCCCCCTTGTTAAGTTACTCCTCAATCGCCTTGAGGCTGCTGGCAAAATGCCACAGATGCCCAAGGATAGTATTAAGCCAAAGATTGTCACGGGCATTGAAGCCCTTGGACGGGGACAGGACCTTAACAAACTAGCTCAGATGTTGTCATACCTTCAGCCCTTAGGCCCAGAGGTTATACAACAGTACATGAATGTTGGTGATTACATTGACCGCCTAGCGGCTTCATTGGGCATCGATACGGGCGGTCTCATAAAGACTGAGGAACAACTGGCTCAAGGCCAACAGCAACAACAAGAAATGATGCAACAACAAACAATGGCTAAGATGGCTGAACGGGCCGCTCCGCAACTCGCAAAGGGTATGGCAGAGCAACCCCAGCCAGAACAGCCTCAACAATAGACAGTGGTAAATGGCTGAAACTTTAAACACATTCCAACCCCAACCAGCGGAGAGCCAAGCTCATGTAAATGAGATGGTTAAGAAAGCTGACAACCTGTCGAATACAGAAACTCAGGAGGGCCGACCCGATTGGCTCCCTGAGAAATTCAATTCGGCAGAGGACATGGCGAAAGCCTATTCACAACTAGAAAACAAAATGGCTAACCCCGATGATGGACAAGCTGACGAGGCTCCTGAGGAGCTTTCAGAAGCACGGGATGCCGTTGAAGGCCTTGGCCTAAACTTCGATGACATGACTACTGAGTTCTCAGAACAAGGTGGCTTAACAGATGAAACGTACCAAAAACTAGCAGATGTGGGTATCCCATCTAATGTTGTTGATGCGTTTATCGACGGTCAAATGGCTGTTGCTGATAATGTACGAAATGATGCCTTTGGCCTTGTGGGTGGTGAAGAAAACTACACTGGCATGGTCGAGTGGGCGGGACAAAATTTATCAGAGCAAGCGGTTGGAGCTTATAATAATGCTATTGATGGTAGTGATCCTAATGCTGCCAAGTTAGCCATCCAAGGCCTTCATGCCCAATACCGTATGGAAACTGGCACAGAGCCTTCCCTGATCTCAGGGCAAGCAGCTAGTACATCCTCAGGGGCCTTTAATTCTGTAGCTGAACTGACAGCAGCTATGGGTGACCCAAGGTATGGGCGAGACCCCGCATACCGTAAAACAGTGTCAGATCGATTGGCACGAAGTTCGGTATTTTAAAGAGTAAATCGTTTACACTGTAAACCTTTTACGAACCTAAAAAGCTATATACATCCCACCGAATAATCTTGGCCCTCTGCGGAGGACAACCTTGGTGAAAGATGTGGTGTGCGCTGCTGATTAGAATTTTAAATCAACAAAACACACAAAGAAAGACTACTAAAATGGCATTTCCTACAGACCAAACGGTCTCAAGAATTGGGCAACAGAACGCTACTGGCGATGTTCGCTCATTATTCCTTAAACTGTATGCGGGTGAAGTTCTCACAGCATTTGAAGAGCGTAATATCTTTATGCCTCTCCACCGCACACGCACAATCTCCAATGGAAAATCGGCTGCTTTCCCCATGACGGGAACCGCTTCGGCAAAGTACCACAGTCCTGGAGAATTGATCCAAGGCGATATCATCAAGAAAGGTGAGCGCACTGTAACCGTTGACGATCTCTTGATCTCAACCCAGTTCATTGCAAACATCGATGAAGCTATGACGCATTTTGATGTGCGTAGCGTCTACTCCAAAGAAGCTGGTATGGCTCTGGCAAACACAGCAGATAAAAATGTTGCCAAGATCATTGCCCGTGCAGCCCTTATCAACGATTCTACTGAGGCAGCAGCCGCTGGCTTGACTACTTTTGATGGTGAAGTGTTCACTGCAAACGTAACTGTCGGTAACTCTGCCGCATCTGGTAACGATTTCGTTGCTGCAATTTATGCAGCCTTGGAAGAGTTCGACACCAAAGACATCACTGGTGACAAGATTTGTGTACTGCCCCCAGCGCATTACTACAAACTATTCGGTGCTGGTCAAACGGTTGGTAGCCTTGGCTACATGAACCGCGACATTGGTGGTACTGGTTCACAGGCAACTGCAACAGCACCAGTAATTGGTGGTATTCAGATTGTCATGTCTAACCACATGCCTACAACCGATGAAAGCACCACTAGCCTTACACCTAATCCGCTTACTTCTACCCGCGCAAGCGCGTACAAAGCTGACTTCTCAGCCCTCAAGGGCTTGATATTCAGTGCTGAAGCAGCGGCTACCGTAAAGCTTATGGACCTCGGTGTAGAGAGCGAATATCAAATTGACCGCCAAGGTACATTGATGGTCGCAAAATATGCGATGGGTCATAATATCCTTCGCCCAGCTTGTGCAATCGCACTCATTTAAACTCTTAGGGGAGCCTCTTATTTTAGGGGTTCCCCTTTTTTTTCATTTTAAGGATACAGCATGACTACACCAACAACTGAATTAGAGGCTGTCAATGTAATGTTGTCCTCTATTGGTGAAGCACCTGTAAGCTCCCTGACTTCTGGTCTTATTGATGCAGAACTTGCTGAGACCATCCTAGGTAACATCAACAGGGAGGTGCAGTCACAAGGTTGGAACTTCAATAGGGAGTACAACTACCCGCTCACACCTAACAGTGTATCTCAAGAGGTTACCATCCCAACAAACACAATGCGTGTAGATGGGATGAGTAAAACAGATAAGATTGAGGTAACCCAACGGGGTACACGCCTTTATAACAAGGCAACTTATAGCTACGTTTTTGAAGGTATTGTAAAAGTAAACATTACTTTCCTTCTAGGGTTCATAGACATTCCAGAGGTAGCTAGACGCTACATAACCCTGAGAGCCGCCCGTGTATTCCAAGACAGAACCATTGGGGCCTCAGACCTACATACCTTCCAGCAGCGTGACGAGATTGAGGCTTTAATAGAGCTTAGAGAGCTTGAGAGTGATCACGCAGATTTAAACATATTTAATAATTACGATGTGTTCCGCACTATCGACAGACGGATTAATTCATAATGGCATTGATCAGTGGTTCGATACCCAACCTGATTAATGGGGTATCTCAGCAGCCTAGTAGCTTACGGCTACCTACTCAGGCCCAGAACGTAAAGAACGCACTGTGTAGTGTGGTTAAAGGTTTACGAAAACGTCCACCAACAGAGCATGTGGCTTATGTTACTGGGCTTCCAACAACTAACTTTTTAACAGCCTATTTCCACACCATGCGTTTACAAGACAGTGATGGTGTCTCTAGGCCTTACTTCATGGTTGTGGGTTCTAGTGGCATCTCGGTCTACAACTCCTTAGGGGTTCAGCAGACAGTCACAGACAGCACAGGGGGTTATGGTTACCTTTCGGGTACGACAGATTACAGCAGCCAAATCTCAGCAACCACAGTCGCAGACTTCACCTTCATATTGAGTAAAACAAAGAAGGCTAAAAAAGGAACAGCATTAACAGACGCCTTAAAACATGAGGCTATGATTGTTATTAAACAGGGTGACTACAGTACTAACTATAAAGCCAGCATAACTCATAGCGGTACTACATATTCAGCAAGTTACACGACTAGAAACAGTGGTGACGTAGCCCATGAGGTTGATGCCAAAACAGATAATATTGCTAGTCAACTAGGATCAGGATTGAACGGGTCTACACCCAGTATCTTCACCGTTTCTACTACCAACAATGTTATATACATTACTACAACAGACAATTCAGAGTTTACTATAAATGCCTCAGACAGCGCAGGGGACACACACACAAACGCAATTAAAGGTGTTGTGGGTAGCTTAAAGGACTTACCAAGTAATGGTAAAGAAGGCTTTGTGGTTCGCGTGAGTGGGGATACTGCCAAAGGCCAAGACGATTACTTTGTTAAGCTAAGAACCACAGACACTGGTAGTGATACCGTGTGGAAAGAGACTGTAGGCCCTTCATCCCTCAAAGGCCTTGATGCCACTACGCTACCTCACAAGCTCGTTAGAGAAGCCAACGGCACCTTCACATTCTCACCTGTTGATTGGGTTGAGAGAAAGGCTGGGAACGATGATACAAACCCTTTTCCATCTTTCGCCAATTATGATGAGACAGCGTATCCTGCTGGTCAATATTCCATAAACGATATCTTCTTTTACAAAAACCGTTTGTGCTTACTTTCCGACGAAAACCTTATTTGTAGTGCAAGTGGTGATTTCTTTACGTTCTTCAATCAGACGGTCTTAACTGTCCTTGATGACGCACCTATTGATGTAGCTGTTAGTAACAATGCAGTCAGTATCTTGAAGTACGCTGTACCTTTTAATAATAGCTTGATCCTATTTTCTGATCTAACTCAGTTTAGGGTTACCAGCGTAGACATTTTCTCAGCGTCAACAATCTCAGTAAACGTATCTACACAGTTTGAAGCATCCTTAAACTCCCGCCCTGCTGCCGCTGGTAAGTATGTATTCTTTCCCACCCTGAGGGGTATCTGGTCTGGTGTGCGTGAATACTTTGTGGAGAGCGATAACGATACAAACGATGCCGCTGATATCACAGCCCATGTGCCTGAGTACATTAGTGGTGAAGTTAAGCAGCTAGTGGCATCCCCAAATGAAGACATCCTTATTCTAAGGAGCGCAGGGGATCGGCAACAAGTTTATGTTTATAATTATTATTGGCAGGGTAGAGACAAACTACAATCTGCTTGGTCTCAATGGACCTTTGGAAACAACGTACTCTTTACAACAATAGACAAGAGTAAAGTCTACTTTCTCATGGAGAGGGCAGAGGGTGTTTCTATTGAAACTTTAAACCTTTCCCAAGATGACTGCCTAGCTGATACTTCAACATTCGGTATTCACTTGGATCGTAGGTTTAAGAGAACAGCATCTACAGACGCCCTACCTTATACAGGTGGGGAACCCGTCTCAAGTACAGGAGATGAACTTGTTGAGGCTACTAACGTAGCGTCTAACCTAGATGCGGGTACTGTCGTATATACGGGTGTGCCTTTTAACTTTGAGTACGAGTTTTCACCTATAGTTCTTAAAGAAGATGAGAACCCTATTACACAAGGTAGGCTGCAAATACGCTCAATAAACATTGTCTATGACGATACCTCATTCTTCAAAGCCTCAATATCCAGACAAGGCCAAGCGGCCTCTATAAAGACCTTCACAGGTAGAGACCTTGATGGGACAGGCTCTTTCATTGGTACACTCCCAGTTCAAAGTGGTTCACTTAAAGTCCCTGTTCTGGCTGAGAGCAATAATGTTGTCATTAAGCTCATAGGTAATTCCTTCCATCCCACAAACTTTCAATCAGCCGAATGGGAAGCAACCTTCCATCTCCGCAACAAGAGAACCTAGCGTGATTAAATTTACACCTTCTAAGCTAAAAGACTGTATGACATTGGCCCCTCAAATGAGGCACGTAGACGTGAGTGAGATCAGGGCCTCAAGCGGTTTGCCACCCTATGATGCCTTGGCCTTCTCAATAAACTTACAGGGTATAAATGAGACCATATGGGTTAACGATAAGATTGTTGCAATGTGCGGTATCGCTGACAAAGGAACCATTGGTATCCCGTGGATGTTGGGTACTGACGCACTGAAAAGAAACGCCAAGAGCCTTCTGCCTATTTCCAAGAAGTGGGTAGAGAAGCATGGTGATAAATTTGACCTGATGTTCAACTACGTTTCTTCGGAAAACCTTAGTTCAATCAGGTGGTTAAAATACCTCGGCTTTACTTTGATTAGATACATCCCAGAGCATGGGGTGGGAAGGAAACCGTTTTATGAATTTGTAAGGATAAAACAAGATGTGTGAACCAACTACAATAGCGTTGGCTACAATGGCAATAGGTACAACACAGGCGTTGATGCAGCATAAAGCCCAGAATGACATGGCTAAACAGCAAACTGCACAGAATGATATAAACTCTCAAAATGCCATTCGTTCTATGGATTTCCAAAATGCTGGTATCAATATGCAGCTAGATCAACAGGCCGACAGAGCCGTTGATGACAGAATGGAGAACGTCCTAGAGGCGGCAAGAATGAAGTCTAGGATGGTTGCCTCTGCGGGGGATGGTGGTGTGTCGGGACAGAGCATGGACTTTGCCCTCAATGATGTAGCCAGAACCCAAGGACGTAATAATTCATCAATCAACAGAAACCTTAAAGCAGTTAATGCACAAGGTATGCACGACAAGCTAGGCATCAAAGCTACAACAGAAAGCCGCCTGAGTAGTATGCCCATTCCTCAGAAAGCAAGCTGGATGGCTACAGGCCTTCAGATAGCTGGTGCAGGGTTAGGAGCCGCAAGTGGTTACCAAACCCAAACAGCGGGTGCTGGTGGATCAACATGGCAGAACTTGGGCAAAGTAGGTCAAGTATCTTAATTTAAAATAGGAAATATAATGGCACCAAGAGTTCAAGTTGATACTTCTTCTCTGCGGAGGCTGGATCAAAAAACTGCTGTAATCGCAAGACCAGTAGACACAATGGTTTCAGTAAGTAATCAAGTTCAACAGAATAGTAAATTAATGCAGACAGCCAATGCGTTGGCTCAAGTAAATCCAAAACTAACTAAGTATCTACAAGATGGACAGATACAAAGAAACGAAGAAGATCAGGATGAAGGTACTGCCGCATGGCAGAAAGCCAATGACGAAGAAAAGAAGGCCTATTTAAAGGCCATCAAGTCTGGTGAGATCGATGAGGTCGAAAGCCCCTTTTTCATAAAAGGTATGTCCAAAGGTGTACTCAGGGATCGTGCGCGTGATTATGGTCAACAGCTTGTTATTGGCTGGAACGCCCAGAAGGATACTAAAGGCTTTAACCTAGATAAGTTCTTATCAGAGACTAAAGATGATTACATTAAAGAGCATGGCTTAGATGGCTTTGCTGATAATATATTTAACTCAGAATTTGGACGTTTGGCTGAAGCCTATGGCAACCAAGTTAGTCAACGTAATTATGAAGACAGATTAAAGAAAACACGCCAAGCACGTTTAACCCTGTTGGGTAAGGACGTAGTAGGTGCAGCGGCTAAAGCCACCAGTAATAACGGTAAGTTTAATGCTACAACTTATATTGCTGAAGTTAACAAGGTTATGGAAGAGGCAATATCAGAAGGCCTAGACCCCACCAATTCCCGTCAGCAAGTCTTAGCTCAGTTAGAGTCTCTAGCTACTACAGACGTAGAGAACTCCAAAGCATACATAGATGCTGCCGCCCAGTTAAGTACACGATACGGTAAGTATGGTGAAACGGGTAAGGGTGCTTTGTGGGTAGCGGAGAAAAATGAGTTCTTTGAAAACAAAGCAGAACGAGATGCGGATGATGATTGGCAAGAGAACCAGAGAGCGGAAGCTAACGCTATTATGGATGCCACACAGGCTATGTACAAAAGCATAGTTGAAGACCCTGATTATCTTAACACTAAAGTGGGTCAATTTGCGTTAGACACAATGGCAGGGTTAAGAGGCGGTGGTGGTGAAAAAGCCCAACAGTTTAGGAACCAACACGAACACGATGCTATAGTCATCACTGACCCAGAGGAATATGCTGCTGTTGCAGCAAGTATTGAAACTGGCGCAGGTAATGTCGATGCAGAGTATATAAACGGTCTGCCTAACATTAATGGCCCAGACAAAAACAAACTAATTAGGAAGCTTGGTACTGGCCCAAGGCTTGAAGTTGCCTTATCAAATTTAGGCCCTGTGGACTACATTACTTCTTTAGAGAAATTTGCTACAAAGCGTGATCCCAACGATCCTCTGGCGTCAATTTATGGAACTGTATCCCCATCGTTTAGCGTACTTGGTGATAAAGCGCGTGAAGCTGCATCTGATGTCATATTAGAGGCCGATAAACAGTTTGACCTAACAACCGCTGACGGGCAAACTAAAGCACGGACCTACATACGTGAACAGTTAGATATACTCAAAAAAGATATTGAGGATCAGAGAACTGAAATTCGTGGTAAAGAGCTTGAAAGCTTTAACGCTTCGATGGGCGGTGCTGGTGCTTTAACCACAGATAAAGGCGGCAGTCTTGATAAAACTACCGCTACTGAAGCTAGTGTGGCGGGTGTTCTCCCAGAGGCTATACCTATTTATAGCTTCCTACCTCAGAGCGCATTAAACAACGCAGCAGTAGAAGCTAAGAGACCTGTAAGTCAGGTACTCCCCAAGAAATACGATACCTTCACCACAGGTCCGATTTTAGAATTTACTAAGAACGCTGATATCCAAAGCTTAATGCAAGAGTACGCAGCGGTATTTAAAAATCCTGACCAACCATTTACTGAAAGTAAGCTGGTCAATATGGCTATGCAATACGGGGTAACTGTAGAAGAGCTAGGTAATGAAATAACAAAGCAAATGGAGGCAAATCTCAAAGCTACAATTGAGGAAGAAGACAGAGAGCGTAGGATTGAAGAGGAAGATGCGGCAATGAACGCAGACTTCCCACAACCTACAACCATGAATGAGCCTTATAGCGTGGAAGGTTCTGATCCTAATGCACAGGCATTACTGGAAACAGTAACTGATGAGCTAGTCTACGATGCCTCTGAAGAACAAATAAACCTACTAGCTAGTGTTCTATCGGGATACGATCTCTCTGATATCAACGGTGTCGCAGCACAGGTACAAGAGGTGTTTCCTAATATTAACGAGAAGCAACTCAGAGACATCATACAGCGTGTAGGACCTACAGCGGCACCTGAGGGTGTTGATATGGCTTCACCGTCTATGGTCTCCCCTACATCAGGTATGCAAGCCCCCAGCATGAGTAGCGCATCACCAGATGGTACTGTGGATACTGGTGTGGCACCTCAGAGCGGGATTTCCATGATGCCAGCAGCATCCAAGGTACAACTACCTGAAGCTGGTAAGCAAGATAAAGCAGTCGCCCCAGTTTCAAGGCAAGATGAGCGTCAAATGCGGAAGGTCCTACGTGACCTGAGAACGGCAGAGGCACAACAATTATCAGCACTAGAAGCAGAAGCAGATAAAGTACGGGCGGCGGCTGATCTTAAACGTCTTAATGCTAAGGAGAAGAAAGAGGCTTTGGCTGAAATTGCAAGACAGAGGAAACAAAGACAACAAGAGTTCTTAAAGGAACAAAGCCTTAGGAAGTCTAAGATAATTACAGAATTTATTGCTGAAAGAGCCGAAAAGTACCCAGAGAAATTTGGTGTAACTATGTCGGATGATTTAGACAGCTACCTCGCTAAAACAAAACCTCTATGGTTCGCTTTATGGGGTGGTATTCTTGCTGATGGTCAAGAAATCCCTGACGTATTCTATGAAGTTTTAAAAGAAAATATGAGAAGAAGGATACCTAACTAATGGCTTTTGATGAAAATGGTCGTTGGGTTTACACTGACGAACAACAGGCCATTGTAGATAGTCGGCCTGTAACTGAAGACATGGGAATTGGACTTGTCGCTGGACTTAGGGACGCTGGTGAAGAGACCCTGCAAGTAGGTAAGAAACTAGCAGACTATGCTGTTGAAACCGCTGGTGATGTAACAGGTTATGGCTGGGAAGGCTTTGA